AAAAAGCTGTAAGAAAGTTGAACCAAGAAAAACAAGATGTATTACAGTATCAAGTCCTCTTCATACTATTGTTACAGATAATTACTTAGTTACAAATAACACAGGGAAGAGCTTGGCAGGTCAACTAATAGCTGTGCATCTAGCTAAGCAAGGAAAAAAGGTATTAATATGCTCTTGTGAAATGGGAGCTGGTCTTTTAATGGAAAGGCAGATAAAGCAATTGCTTGGTGTAACATCTAAATCTCTGAGAGAATTATATACCTATAATAGAGATAGTGCAAATAAACTAATGGACTCTTTAATAGAGGATGCTACCTATAAATATTTAGACAATATATACATAACAGAAACTGGCGGAGCTACAGTTGAGGATATTATAAAGCTAATGAAAGTATTTCCTGAATTCGAATATGTAGTTATAGACTATATTCAACGTATAAGAGGAACAGGAACTGAATATGAAAATATAACTAATGCTGCAAGAGAGTTACAAACTTTTGCTAGAGAAAGCGGAAATAAATTGATAGTATGCTCGCAAGCTAGTAGGCAAAGTAATACAGATGCTAGAAGCGGAAAAGAAATAGACCCATCAAAGATAAGAGGAAAAGGCTCTGGTAGTATAGAAGAAGATGGAGACGTAGGCTTATCATTAATCGAAGACCCTACAAATAAAAGTTCTGATAAGATAATTCTATTTACTTTATTTAAGAATAGATACGGAAGTATTAAGAATGTAACATACAAATATAAATTGACAGATAGACTAACTTTTGATTTAGTACAAAGGAATGCTTAATATGGATAAACTACCGAAAATAATATTACGAGCCTTATTTCTTTTGAAGGCGATTAACATAAGAGAGTCGCTAACTCTATGTCAACAATTAGTCTATTTATACAGAGAATTCTATATTAAGACTAGGTTAGAACCTATAGTAAAGGAGTATGTCGTTGAATTCAAGTATAGAGATGAGACACTTTCCTCGTGTAAAATAACAGACTTAAAAGACTTAATTAAATTAATAGACAAAATAAAAAATAATAGAGCTATGAAAGGAAAAGATATTGAGTAACTACGACTTAACAGACGATGGGACTGGCAAGAAATACGATAGCGGAAAATCTATGGTAGGTACTTTATGCAGGGTATTTCCAAGAGCTTTGTTAGCTATCGGAAAGTGTATCGAGTTCGGGACTCATAAGTATCCCCAGCCTGATAACTGGAAGCTAGTTGAGGGAGCTTTCACTAGATATCAAGATAGTTTGATGAGGCATTATGCTAAATTCCTTGCAGGGCAGGAGAGAGATAATGAAACTAATCTATTACACCTATCACACATGGCTTGGAATTGTTTAGCTATATTAGAATTATATTTAATGGAACATAAAGACGATTACGATAATGAGTTATTTTTATAGAATAAAACCAGTCGACAACTGGACGGAGATGTATCAGAAATATAAAGGGTATGTCTGGAATAGAACGAAGGACTTGCCTATAGAAACTAGAGAGGATATTTATAGTTCTCTATGGTTTATAGTTCAGCAAGCTAAAAGAAGTTTTAATCCTGAAAAGAATTGTTCATCTTTAACATGGTTCTTTAGATATATAAAGACAGCTCTTAATAGGTTAATAAATAGAGCAAAGAGGATTTATAATAAACAGCTACCGATAGATGAAGCCTATAAAATATCAGATAAAGCGATACAAGATGAAAGCATAGATAATTCAATATTAGATAAAACCCTGTCTGATTTAATGGAAATACTTCCTCCTGGTTATCAATATATAGTTAGGAGCTATTTAGGATTAGGGTTGACGCAAAAAAGTTTTGTAGAACTAGGAAAAGAACAAGGATGTAGTCACCAAGTTCCAATGATGAAATTTCGAAGGGCAATAAAGAAATTAAAAGCCCGTATATATAATAATGATAAGTACAAAAAGATAGGAGAATTCTTAGATTATGAAGCGTAAAAAAATAGAAATTAAAGAAACTGAAAATCCAAAAGAATTAGAAATTGCAAAAATTACTTTCACTTTTGGTATGTCTAAAGACGAAGCGGATGCTATTCTAAATAAACCGAAAGGGCAGATAGCTAGAAACATGCGCAAATATATGAACAGTTTAATCGAGCATGCAGCTAAAAAGTTTTTTGAACCAGACAACCCAAAGAAAGAAATTGTAAACAATTGTAACGAAGATGCTTAACAACTCTTGAAATTTTTCTCTTTCTCTGTTATAATATAAATGTAAGGACGAAGCGTTGAGGGAAGGCTAACTTACTATATATTCCTTTCCAACCCTTTAACTTCCTACCTCAGTTAAAACCCTTCCCTCGCTTTTATTTCTTACAAAACGGAGGCAAAAGTAAAGAATAATGTTAATAGATAAAACAAAATGTTATGCATTATTAGATTACGATGGGTATGTATGTAAAGCATTCTATGCCAATAAAGACGACCCTATGAATATGAAAGCGAGTGCTGAAATACTAAGAGACTTAGAGAAAGCTGCTGTAGAGAAGACTTCTGAGTTTTTTAATATTCCAGAAGATAACGTAAGAATTCTTAGGATAATGTCAGGACATAGTTGGAAGAAAGATATTTACCCTTCTTACAAAAGAAAAAGACAAAAGAATGAATATCTAGGATATTTCAGGGATGAAATAAAAAAATATCCAGGGATAAGATTGGTTAATCAATTAGAAGCTGATGAGATTATAGTTTTATTATCAGACTATTTCCAATCTAGAAAGTTTGATAATTATATAGTTTTCTCCGATGATAAGGACCTAAGATATTATTGTCCTATTTGCTGTAAGATAAATATAACAGAAGAAGTTCAAATTCAGGATTACCTAGATGTGTACAAGTCTCAATTGGAGCAGATGCTGGCTGGAGACAGCGAAGACAATATCAAAGGAATTCCTGGAGTGGGCGGTAAGACAGCTCCTAAATTATTAAGCCAATACGGTTATGATATAAAAGGAGTTATAAGATGCTTCAAGGATAAGGGAATAGATATTGATAACTGTCTAAGGGATTTATTATTAGTCATCCCATTAGCTACATCATATAGAAATCCTGAACCCGAAAAAGAGGAAGCGATAGCTACGGATATTGTATGCGGTTCAAAGGTTGTAGACCAAGTAGTTTGCTCTTTATTAATAAGTCAGATACAGTTTTTAAATAAAATCGTTAAGGAGGTATACGATGAAGAAAATAATCAAGAAGGGAATTAATGCAGTTATTGCATTGTATGCATCCCAATTACCTTTATTATTTGCTGATACTAATGTAATGCTAGCAGTATTTATTCTTGGACTCATTACTATATTTATAATTGTATATTGTTTAATGGAAGCTATCAATCATTAGAAAGGAGAATAGATGAAGGCAATTAAAGATAAGAAAGCTAAAAGCAAAGAGCTTGAAAAAGAAATTAATAGAAAAGCTAAAACAGATAAGGACTACGAAATTATGTTAATAGAGATGTTAGAAAAGGAGTTTGAGTAATGCCTGATGATAACATGACTGGCTTAGACGATTTAGTAAGTCCTTCAGATAGACCTTTATTGGAATTACTATTTGAAAATACTTCATATATCAAAAAACTAACAGATATATTTAGAGATAGAAATTCAGATAGAATTACTTTATGTTTAAAATTTGCAGTAGTTACGCTGCTTATAGAACAACTATTCGAGATGACAGTAAGTACGGATGATGTTATAAACTTTATTTCTATACTAAATGAAAAAGAAATGGAAGACGATGAGGATTAATAATGTACAGACAAAAAGAAATTAAGACTGAAGAATTAAAAATAAAAGACGGAATAGTTATTATCGGAAGCGATATTCACATTCCTTTTCAAGACGATAAGGCTGTCAACGCTTTTATAGAATATTGTACCGACATTCAGCCTGCTGCGATAGTATTAAATGGAGATGTATTAGACTTCTACAAACTTTCAAGGTTTGTCAAAGGTGAAGGACGAAATCCTTATGAGGAGATATCATCATGCCAGGCTTTATTAAAAGATTTAAAAACTAGATGCCCAGAGTCTGAAATCTTTTATGTAATAGGAAACCATGAAACGAGATTGCAAACTTATGTATTAAATAATGCTCCTCACTTAGCATCGCTGGTAGAAGACGTATTTACTATCATTAAGACTGAAGACATTGGAGTAAAAGGTTGTGCAGAAGTTATTATTAATGACAACTTTGTTTGTACACACGGGAAACTTCTAGGTAATAAAGCTGGTTTATCTGCAATAAAAGAGATTGAAAAACATTACATGTCGGGAGCGAGTGGACACACGCATAGGCTTGCAAAGTTTATTACGAGAAAAGCTAGAAGAAAATTTGTATGGTTAGAGACTGGATGCTTGTGCGACTTAAATCCTGAATATGTGCAAGACCCTGATTGGCAGCAAGGGTTTGCTATTATTCAATTTGAAAAAGGTAAACTAAAAAGAGCTGAAGTAGCAGAAATAGAAAACGGGGAGGTTTTATAATGCTATACTTAATAAAAGATGTAACTACCAGTTTAGTGACAGGTCACTCTAAATCTTGTACCATGAAAATAGTTTCAACGGAAGATGAAGTCCTGGATTATCTAAGTCAAGTTGAAAATCTTAAAAAGTTTAAAGGCGATATTAAAATAGAAAAGGTTATTCTCTAAATGAGCAAAGATATTGATTTCGAAAATCAAATAACTACTGAGATGTACGAAGCATTAGTCGAAGCCAGCTTATATGGCGAGGATGCTGAGCTTGCATTGAAAAAGATAGTACCTAAGTCATGGACTGTAGGTGATACTAAAGCTGCTATTCGTTACATGCAATCTAACAGAGAAAAGTTAGAAGATGTAAAGAACGATATAATTCAAATAGAAAAGGCTTCTTTAATTGAACAAGACCAAGACACTATTATGCTCATGTATAAGAAGTTAATTGAGAAAGCTCAGAAAGAAGGAAAGTACGAAGTAGTTACAAGAATACTCAGAGAAATCAGGCAGATGAAAGCCATTGAAAATGAACAAATGAAATTCGAAGTAGTTATTAAAGTAGAAAAACCAAAGGAAAAGAAATAGGAGCTATGAATACTTTATGTTATATTCTTTTTATAATAAGTGTTATCGTCGGAGTCGTAGGCTTAGTTTTACTAGGCTTCTTCTTAGCTCTTATGTAAAAGGAGAAAGAATTTGGACACTATACTTTTAGAATTTGCTTTCCTTGTGTGGACGCTTTTAATTAGTTTATGGTTAACAAAAGAATAGGAGATATACCCCCTCTATGCGTCGAGATATTTTAAATTTTGTTTTAGATTTAATACTTGTTTTAACATCCCTTTTCATGGGAGTAATTATAGGGAGTTGTTTGTAAATGTATTTGTACCCATATAAATTATTTGCATTAAGTAAAAACAAAAGGCTATTCAATGAAGATGACCCTTCAAGAATGGTTGGAATTTACGATGTAAATAAATATAAATATATCGATGCGATACAAAAAGCAAAAGAAAATAATGCTAAGGTTTCTATCCTATTAGGAGAGGTATGCTTAGGTACTAATCTAATTTGTTTAGACCTGGATGATTGCTTTACTGAAGATGGAGAAATGGAAACTCAGACCAAAGATTTTCTTGAACCTTTTGATAAATCAGAATGGGAAATCTCATCGAGCGGAACGGGTATACATATATACATACTAACTAAAAAAAACTTTGAGACTTTTATAGTAAAAGAGATGCAAGGATGTAAATCTTTTGAATGCTATACAAATAAAAGACACATAGTAACAACTACCTTTGATTTCGAAAATACGGACCTAGTTGTAGGGAAACATGACTATTACATTGAAGAATTGTATAAAGAAGCTCAGAAAATTCGTAATCAAAAAAGTTCGATGTCAACTCAGGCTGAGCTAGCTAAAGCTATCTTCAATGGAAAAGAAATAAAAACTAAAGAAGAAGAACGAGGTATTTATTTAGGCAGGACTCCAGTAACTGATATGTTTACTTTGAGAGGATGCGGATATAAAGATGATAACCTTATAGCTATTATAGATGAATGTCCTGATGCTGTAGACCAAAGCGCTCACGACTGTAAGTTGATAAGAAAGCTAATGTATTATACCTTAAGTTTTGATAGTGCATGGAACTTAGCAAAGAAGACTAACTACTATAAAGCCAAAGACGAAAGACATAAAAAGAAATTTGATAACCCTACTTACAAGGAGCGTACCAGAAGATTTATTGAAGGCGGAGGAGGATTTTAATATGCGAGATGAATATGATGATAAATATGCAGAAAATCTACATAAACTAGACTTCTCGTGTCCAATGGTTCTTTCAATGATAAAGGTGTTCTTTGGCACAGGGGTTAACGTTTACGTCGAAGATAATATTATAAGACATTTATTAACCTGCAAGAAATGCAGAGAGATATATTCTCAATACGCTAAAGAAGTGGGATATACAAAATTCAATTTAATTACTTATGCAATAAAATTTGCAGACCAAAACAAGTGGATGCACAACATGAAAACTAGAGAATATTTAGAAGAAGTTCAAGAGAACAAAGAAAGCAGAGTTCTTTCAAGAGTATGGACGAGAGCTGCTAATGATTTTGATATTAATAAATTAATGAATATGAAAGCGTTCAGAGACCTCAGTCTCGAGTTAAATGATAAAGGATTGCAAGGAACTGATTATAGTGACTTTGTTAAATACATGGCAACTAAATACGCTAAGCATATAGACCATTTAGAAGAATGTTTATTAAAAACAGAAAAGGTGGCAAGTAATGAGAAATCTGAATAGTTATGACTTAATAATTTCGGACATTGACGATACTTTAATCTACGGACCTTGGACAGCCTTAATGCATCATACATGGAACTGGTTCAGAAGTGATTTACTATCTGCATGCTTAATGTTCCTGCAACAGAAATTTAAGTTATACAAAGTTAATATGAAATTGTTTTACATGCTGAAGGTTGCAGATTGTCCGATAGTATTTCTGACTGTAAGAAAGTCAAGTAATGCAACGTTACAAATGTTATATGACATAATGGGGAGAACTCCATTCAGCTTAATAGAATTGGCTACGGATTTCGGACCTTCTCAAAAGGCTGAAGTAGTTGAAAGATACCTTGCAGAATTCCCTAACGTATTATTTATAGACGATAATAGAAGGATTAGAGAGAATGTTGCAGGCTTAGAAGTTGATACATTAGACCCTGTATTATTGAGAGAAGATTTAATATGCCAGTAAAAAGAACTGAATATATATTATTCCCTGCACAAGGTGAATTTTTATATAGTGATTTAATAGACAAAAGGATTAAAGAAGCAGCCTCTTTAGAGACCCCTCAGATTTATAACGATATAGCTTTATATCAGGGAGGTGTGGGAAGCGGTAAGACTTTTTGTGGTTCTTTAAGAGGGCTAACATTTGCTTTACAATGGCCTGGATGCAGAGGATTAGTAGGGGCGAAGTCTCAAGACTTACTTGATAACACCACTAAGCGAAATTACCTTGAGCATTTAGAATTAATGGGATTAAAGGAAGGTGTCCATTGGTGGTTTACAGATAGAAAACAACAGATGCAATTTATTAATGGTTCTGTAATCCGTTTCAAAACTCTATCCGATTGGGAAAATTTAATGTCAGAAAAATTTACATGGATAGAATTCGAAGAAGCATCTTTCTTAGATGAAACAGTTTTCCTAAAACTCGCGACACGTTTACGTGAATTACCAAAAGCAGAGTGGAAAGGTTATTATCGTGCATTATTCTTGCATACTAACCCTCAAGGAAAGAGAGGCTGGATAAATAAACTATTTATAAATCCTAAAACAAGGAAAGAAAGATATCGGTATGTTTATGCATCTACGAGAGAAAATCTTTTCTTGGGTAAAGAATATACAGAAATGTTAGAGGAATTATATTCTGCTGAACAAGCGGCAGAAATGATTGAAGGCTTAGATTTAGATAATGATAATACTGTAGCATTTCCTGAATTTATGGAGGATAATATAATTGAACATATTGATTTTGACAAGTCAAGACCTCTTATTCTTACTTGCGATTTTAACTACAATCCGATGTGCTGGTATCTAATCCAAGAAAAAGAAGGTATCTGGTATATTATTAAAGAGCTTATAAAACAGAATATAACGACAAAAGAAATGTGTCAGTTAATACAACCTGTTATTGATGAAACTGGCATAAGAAGACTAGTAATAATGGGAGATGCTCACGGGAGAGATAATAAAACTAACGGTTCTGATTATGGTGTAATGCTATCTTATTTCGGAGATAAAGGTTTCGATGTTAACCTACGTGTGCAGAAGTCCAACCCTTTAATTAGAGAAAGATTAGCTTTAACACGAGGACTAATTAGGAATGCGAAGGGAGTAAAGAAAGTATTTGTAGACAGTTCATGTAAATGGTTATTATATAACTTTGAGAACTGTAAGAATAATTTAGGTAATGGCGGTTTACATATTCCTACAGATACAGAAATCCAATCTACCCCAGATATGTTATACTTAATACACCCTATAGATGCTGTTACTTACCCGATGTTCTACCTTAACAGATTGAGACAGACTGCAGGTGAAGATGTCGAGTTAATATAACTTAACAAAAGGGTTGACAAATTAATTCAGATAGTTTAAAATATAAATATAATAATTTTTAAAGTGAGGATTAATCTAAATGTCAGATGAAAAATTGACAACAAAAGAACAATGGTACGATTTAAAGAAATACAAAGATGAAATTAGGGACTTTGTAATCAAAAAAAGATTAGCTTTATATGAAACTTCTAAGCTCGAAAAAGTTTTTAGAAAGTTATATATAGCTGCTTATGCAGGAACTGAGGAGTCCGACACCGAAAGATACACTCATACTGCAGAACTATTTAAGGTTTATAAAGCTGCTTTAATAGAAGCATGCTTGCCAGGGTATTCAGCATTATACGATGCAAAGGGTTTAAATGCTCATTCTGTATTGAAGATACCTGAATTAGACCAAACTATGACACAGCAGTTTAAGTCTATGGCTTTAATTGAAGACCTTACTGGTGAAACTTTGGACGACTGGATTTTAAAAGGCGAGGCTGCAGGTTTTCTCAAACTAAAAGAGAATAGAGAAGAATACAGAATTAAAGAAACTTTGCAGGATGCAGAGACTGGAGAAGACCTAATCAGATTTAAACTGATTGAAGGTGTAGAATACGAAGATTTAGAATTCGAAAGAATAGACCCATTAGATTTATATATAGATGCCTACGATTATAAAAGAGACCCATTAGGATGTCCTAAAATTGTACGGTCATTCATAGATGCTAAAACTTTATTAACATCTAATGCTTACCCTCTATTAAGCAAAGAAGATAAAGAAGCTATTATTAATAAAGAAATAGTTAAGGAGCGTTCTCCTTTAGGAGGATTTTATTCTCCAGATTACATGATGGTTAGTGAGTCATACTCTCGCTCTGCTGAACATCAAATAGAAGTATTGACGTTTAGAGGTGATTATATTACTAACGACCATAAAGTTCTGTCTAACATAGTAGCTACTGTTGTAGATAATAGAATAGCAGATTTAAAATATTCTGAAGTATCTACTAATAGATTAATCTATGCAGCTTATAAAGTTGATAGGCAGACAAGACGTGGTGTATCACCTTTAGCGTCTGGTAATCCAATTAATAAATTAATGAATAGAGCTATTGATATGTTCATTAAGAATTTAGATGATATATCTAATCCTTATATTCTATATCAAAAAGGAACTATTAATAAAGCTCAATTAAATGACTTCTATAAAGAAAAGAAACTGGAATATATTGAAGGTCAACAACCTCCGCAATTCTGGTCACCTACTCCAGCTTCAGCGACTGGATTAGATTTATTAAGTATGATTGTCGACCAAAACAAAAATACTTTAGGTTTGACTTCATACATGGCTGGTAATACTGACGGAGCTGTAAGAACTGCAAAAGAAAGTTCGATACTTTTCCAAAAAGCGAATGCTAGAATGAGAGTTGAAACTGATGTGTTTAGCTATAAGTTTATGCTAAGATTTATCACAGCATTCTACTCATTCAATAGAGAATTAGCATTAGCTGCAGACCACCCATTAGCAGATATCTATGCAGACCCTGAATTAAAAGTATCTATATCTACAAATGCTGCAAAAGCAGATACTCAGGGCGAATTGCAGATGTTAATGAATATGTTGAATTTACCTATATCTCAAATGATATTCAGTAATTTGACACCTCAACAAACAGTTCTAGCTGTTAGATATTTAATGGCTAAAGCAGGATTAAAGGATGCGGACAATCTATTAGAATTAGAAGATGAGGAAGGGCAAACTACTCAATTAATGCCTATGGATAGTGACGGTAATCCTATTCCTCCCGAACAACCACCACTAGACAATAATCAACAACAAATGATGTAATAACTTTAAAGGAGATTTATTAAATGACAGACGAAAACAAAAAAGACCAAGACGTAATTAATCAAGATGAGATTATTACAGTAGAACCAGGTCAAGAAACTCAAACAGTTGAAGAAGAAATTCAAGCTGTAACTCCTCAGGTTGAAGAACAAGAACCTACTCCTGAAGAAACACCTGAAAAGGCAGAAGAAGTTTCAGAACCAACAGAAGAAGAAAAAAAACAAGTTGAAGAAACTTCAGATGTAGAAGAAGGAGAAGAAGTTAAAGAGGAGAAAGAAACAGAAAAAGAAGAACAAGAAGAACCTCAAGAGGAAAGTAGTGAGGAAGAAAAATCTTCTGAAGAAGAAAAAGACACTAAAGAAGAAGAAATTGTAGAAGAGGAAGACAAGGCTAGAGAAGAAGAACTTAAACATCTTCAGGAAGTAGAAGCTGAACTAGCTCAAATGAAAGAAGCTGAAGAAGTCCGACAGATGCATGTTGAAAGACAAGTTGCTATCAATAATGCAGCAGTAGCTATGGATGACTTTAATGATAAACTAACTCATGCAGTTACTGATACTTTAAAACAATACGGCATTGACCCTGATATGTCTTTAGAAGAACTTCAGAAAGACCCTGCTAAATTCCAAATTGCTAAAGATATAGTAGAAAATGCTCAGAGAATGCACGACCAGAAAGAAGCCGAATTAATGCAACCTATTACTGCAGCATCTCAAAAGATTATTTTCAGAGAAGCTGGTAAAGTTATGGCTGGTTTTGAATTAACTGAAGACCAAACTAAAGTTGCTGCTGAAACATTAATTGATATCTTTAACGCTACAGGATTAGCAGATTTAGATGCTGATTTAAAAGCTAAAGTAGAATTAGCAGTAGCAAGAGCTAAAATGATAGCCCCTAAAGTCGTAGAAGTAGTAGAAGACGTAAAAGATGCAGTTAAGGATGTAGTAGAAGCAAAAGCTCCTGAAGTTAAAGAAGAAGATGTGCAAAAGACTCTCGAAGAAAAGGTTGAAGAAGTCAAAGAAGAACCTGAACCCGTAGAAGAGAAACCATCTTTAGATGCTTTTAAAGAAGGGGCTACTGCGGATGCAAATGTTTCAGGTCCTGTAGAAACTGTTACTAAGGAAAATGTATTGCAAATTTTGAAAACTCTACCACACAAGGACAGAGCTGCATTCTTTAAAGCTAATCAACAAGCTATTAATGAAGCTATGACGGAAGCACATAAAAGATTGGGAAGATAATAAGAGCAAATGTCATTCAAAGAAAAACTAAAAAACTTTTTTAAAATTAATAAAAACGTCATTAAAGGCGAAATAGATGAAGTTAAAAATCTTCAATTAACAGATGAAGATAAGGCTCAAGGGAAAGCTGCGGCTGTACTAGTTGCCTCCGCTATGGCAGCATGTGGCTTCCCGTTAGGGGCCGCTGCTACTCCAGTATTAGAAAAAGTCCTTGCATATGTAATACGTGATGCTAAAGAAGGAGTAGAAACACCAGAAAAATTGATTGTCGGGAGGATTATTAAAGAGGTTAAAACAGTCAAGAACTCTCAACAAGAATTATACAACAATCTAAACAAGAAATAATAATAATAATGTAATGAGAGTATGTATAATGTTTTACAAATTTTATATAGGAGCATACCAAATGGATGATTTTTCAGAAGAAATAGAATACATAAATAATAGAGAATTAAAACAATTAGCAAGAAATTTAGTTGATGGATTGCCTGCAAACAAGATTTAGCACTTATAGCAGAATTAGTTGAGTCACACATGGGTGAATGGAACTGTTCGGTACTTCCAAAACCAAAAACAGGTTTACAGAAATTTGTTCATGAATGTGATTATTTAGCAAGCAGAAAGTTTTTAGAAGTGAATTTAATATAAAGGCTGCAATCAGTACATCTATAGACACCATGGCAGTTTGAGAAGTAATCTTGGTAAATTGGTGGACTAACGGTCGAATAGATGTGTAGTATATATATAAATAAAGGAGAAATTTAAAAATGGCAGGACGACCAAATTATTCAGATAACCCTATTCAATCAGGCAATATGGGTCAAGCTGGCGACAAGTCAATGGAAGTGGCACTAGCCACCAAGATGCAATTAGTGTTAGACCAACCAATGGCAGACGTAGACAGCGGTCTTACCAACAGAGATTTCGAAGGTGACTTCTTTAAAATCGGTGACTCTGTAGCTATTATTAAACCAGACGTAGACTCATTAACTATCGAGTTTGGCACTATTAATACTCCAGCCGCACCAGGAAAACCGTTAATCGACAGCTCTGCTGCTGCAATTGCTGCTAATACTTACCATAACAAAGATGCTAGATTAATTCCTGGCAACGTAGAATTTACTAAATCTGTTATGACTATTGACAGATATACTAAGTATGCATTCTACATTTCTGATGTAACTGAAGCTGAAGGCAAATGGAACTACGAAAGTGGTAACCTTGATGCTGTAGCTCAAGAAATCAGAAAACGTCATAACTTAGAAACTGTTCAGATGGTTGTAGATGGCGCACAAGCTGCATCAAATGCTATCCCTTCATTAGGTTCAACTCCAGCAGCTCCTATTACAGTAGCTAATGGTGATGAACTTTATGAAAAAGTAATCGTACCTATCTTTGCTCAATTATATGACGAAGGTGCTATTACAGCAGATGGTCAAATTACTTACGGTTCTAACTCTCAACAGGGTAAATCTACTTACGGCCAATTATTCTTACCTACTAAAGCATATACTACTTTGTTAGTATCTAAATACTTACAAGATAGAAGCACAGTAGGAGCTGATGAAAAAGTCGCTACAGGTAAGGTTAAAACTGTAATGGGCTTAGATGTAGCAATTGAACCATCTTTGAACCCTGATGCAAAACGCCACATTACGCTTCCTGACTCAGCAGCAGAAGATGTATTCTGTGTTGTAGCAGGTACTCGTAACTTGATTACTAAAGCTGGTAAAGTATTACCACCTGATAAATTCAAGTCTCACAAATTCTTTGCTGATGAATACCACGGCATGGAAATCTACGGTAAGAAAATCGTAGAACCTAAAGCTGGTGTATGTGTATTCGTTAAAATCGGAACTGCAGCAGAAGAAGGCGGAGAAGGTGGGGAAGAATAAACCTTTCGGTAACGCGAACCCTACCGCTTAATTAATATATAAAGGAAGGGCGAAAGCTCTCATTAGTAAGTAACCCTTCCCTTTTCTTTACAATAAATAGGAGATTTAACTAATGGCTCATGTCATTGATATGTATAATAAATTAGCTCTAATTACAGGCTTTCCAGAATACACTAATGAAACTGATACGCCAGACACTACAAGATTTTTATTGAATTGTTTAAGTGAAGGGCTTCATTCATTAATAAATAATATTTATATACAGAATAATGTTTTAGAAAGAACTGACACTATAGTTACTACTGCAGGAAAAGAGCTTTATGGATTAGAAGGAATTATTAAAGATATCCTTTTAGTCGATAGCAGGAATAATAAAGTTCGTAAAATAGGATATATGGATAATGTAAATCCTAATTATATCCTAGAAGGGAATGATAAAAAACCAGGAGAACCTACAGGTTATTTAATCCAGAAAGGATATTTGCGATTATATCCAGTACCTGATAAGGCTTATACTTTAAAGGTTACAGTATCTACCTCAGACTTAGTTTGGGCGAATGACGATAGCTCAAGGGGTAATATAGAGTCAATTTATGATACAGTCATAGCAGATAATAAATTTTGCGACTTAGTTGTTTTAAGAGCTGCGGTAATTGTATTCACTCGTGCAAATAATGCATTAGCTCAAGTATATTCTGAATTACAAAGAGACGCATTAAATGATTACTTAGAACATGACTTTAAATCTCTTGAAGCAAACAGATTTTTCGATAGAAGTGCAGGACATTATTCACCAAGACGAGGACTATTAGACTAATATGGTTAAATTTACTACACTTAATTCAGGCATCCGAAGAGACGATGGTACTCATACCTTTACAGATTTCTCTAAAGGATTGTACATGCTAGATACTCCTAGATATCTAGGGGAACAGTTAGCTTCTCTAGCATTAGTTGGAGGGAGAAATATAATCTCAGAAAGAGGAGCTTTAGTTCCTCAATACGGATATGAAATAGTAGGAGAGTTACCTGAAGGAGAATTTATTTTAGACGTTACAAAAGGTAATGCTGGTGCAGGTTCATTCTTTGTTATAGCTCAAGTTCCAGAGGGAGAAAATCCTAGTAAAGTTTACTTGTATACATCCACTCAAGGTTTGAAACAATATAAGACTAGCTTAGGAGACATCTATAATCTTGTAGTCGCACAATCAGGTAAGCACATGATACTTGCGAATGCAGACCAAACTTATTTATTTGGTGGCTTTTATAGAGAGGCTGATAGAGTAGTTTTAGCAGAGAATATTACGCTAAATGACTATGATACTTATTATACCTTTGAAATAAATAACTCTGACTTAATCTACTATTGGAATGATAAAGATTTATGCATAGACGAGGAAGACCATTTTAGAGTAGTATCTATTACCCCTTTAGCAGATGGAGAAAGAAGCCTTGTTCGTGTAGCTATCGTCGGAGACCATAAAATTTACAACGACCCTGTAGATATATCAGAGAAGGCAGCTATTCCTTTCGACCCTATATACTACCCTGAAGATTATGTAGAAGGGGATGACAGCACACCTCAGCCTGTTGTATTTCAACCAGAGCTAATTGAAGTTGCTATGAACAGGATATGCGTAGTAGACTCTCAAGGAAGAATATTTTACTCTCAAGTAGGTGCTGTAGATATCATAGCTAATATGGTTCAAGAGGTAGATGTAGACTATAATAATGGATTTAGAGAAATCTATGGCGCAGGTTATTTCATGGGCTTCTATGGCGATACAACTAAAACATTAGCAATTGAAGACTACCTTACAGGGGCATTAGTTACAAAAGAAGATGGTTTCTATTATCTTACCTTAGCTCAGGATGGTGGTGAAACCGTTCAAACTGGTACTAGCGGTCAAGGTATTTTATCAATAGGTTCAATGACCGTAGGAATAAAAAGAATTTCTCAGGTTGGACAAGAGTATGCTACAGACCATGTAATTGAAAGAGAAAATGTTTATGCATATGATACTTGGTCTGGTAATATCGTTTTAGCATCCCAACAAAACATATTCGGTGCTGTTTTAGGAGGAAACGTAATTGTTGATGCTAGGACATTAAACGCTCAAAACTTCGGAATTCAAAGCAGTAAGCGTTCTCTAATGTTTAGCGGTTATGATAATTTATTTGTCCTTTATTACGGTAATAATTTAAATTATGGAATAGTTTTAACGACTCTTACAACATTATTCCCTAGACAATTAGATATAAATGTATTAAAATACATCAAGTTTAACCAAGGTATCTATGGAGTAACTGAAGACGGGAAAATTATTCAAGAATATAAGAATGGAACTATTATTAGAAATATAACTGCTAATGCAGAATTCGAACCTATAGGTTTAAGAGATAATAAATTTACAACAGCAGGCTTATTAGAAATTACAGAGTTAAATGCTGTAAACTATACCGTGTCAACTAAGAATGCTGGAATGTCTATTCAGAATGTTAAACCTCCTATTAATATAGGAAGTAATATAGACTCTACCCTACCCCCTTTAGTCTATTCAGATAAGAAGTTTAATATCCTTAGCGACTCTTATGAATTATCTTCACGATGGGCTGATAAGAAATCTAATGTTACTAGACTTTACTCTCCAATGTCAGGGAGAGAAGGAATTCAGATATCTATAGAGTTCGCTCCTAATGTATCATTTTGTTTAGCGGCATTGAGATTGCCAGACTTTTCTCAAGGTGAATAAATGAAATATAGACCATTAACTTTAGAAGATTGTAGAAAATATTCAAAAGATATTATAAAATGTTATTCAGATTGTCATTTAATATTCGATAGCCAAAGTCCTATAAATGACATGTTTAAACCTTATTTCTTAGGAGGTTTTGTAGATGCGGACGATGCATTAGCTCTAGGTATATTTGATGACGATGAAGAATATCTTTATGGCATGGTAATATTTGACAATATACGTTTTGCAAATAAAAGCTGTGCAGAGGTACATATAGTAACGGATAAGGCAATATGGGGTAAAAAGTTAAGAGACATTTATAACAAAATATTGCTGGGGAGTATATTCGACACTCTGTATTGCCAAGTTCCGTCTATTGCCGTAAATGTAATAGCTATATGCAAAAGATTAGGATTTAAAAAGACTGGATACATTCCAGATGCTTTACCTTATGTTAATAGTAAGGGTGAAGAAAAGATGTACGATTTACAGATATATACTTATAGGAGTAATTTAGATGCAAAATAGTAATAGGAATTCAGTTGCAATTCAATTATTAAACAATCTTAGAAACCAGTATCAGGCAGGAGGTATAACTCCAGGGGAAGCTCTAAAGGAACGTTTAGCTCTAAGCGACGTAATGTATGCCCCTGATTTAAGAAATAATGCTATTCAAAATCATCCTTTTATGCAAGGTATAGGACAAGGATTGTATCAATTAAACCCTCAGTTAGGTAGACTGTATGGTTCAGTATATAGCCCTCTTACAGGAGACCCATCAGGATATCATGTTCCTGATGCAGTATTTAACCCTAATAATAATAGTTATTTAATGGATTTTGAGACGGAAGGCAACAAGAAAGAAATACAGAGACAAGATAAAGCTAGACAAAGAGGAGGAGGACCTACTGGTTTTGCAGCTCCTATAGGTCAATATGGAATGGGTAACATTGATTTATATAATAGGCCAATAATCAAAAATCCTGATGGTAGTATTAGTACTGTAAGAAGTATGTCTTTTAATGATGGAAAAAATGAAGTCCTAATTCCTACTGTTAGTCCTACTGGAATAATGACCCCGCAAGAGGCTATAAATAGATATAGACAAACTGGAGAATACTTAGGTAGATTTAATACCCCTGAAGAGGCTAACGAATACGCTCAGCGTCTTCATGAGGAACAAGCTAATATTTATAGAAATACGCCTACAGGATTTGCAGCTCCAATTCAATATAATCAGATGACTCCTGTTCAGCAAGGAATGCAATACAATACGGCCTCTTTTGATAATTCCAAACTTAATTAATTCTGGAGTGACTCCAGCAGATATTGATAAAATGAGAGTCATGCAAGGGCAAGAACCAATGTCTCTTGATATGAGAGCAAAACTTATTGATGCGATGAGAAATAAAGGATATCAATATTAATAACATGCCAAGATTTAAAAGAAAGAAAATTACAGTAGACCAAGCAGGAAAGAAACATGGTTTCAGGTCTGGATTAGAAGAAGGAATGATAGCTGAATTAGAAGGGTATAACATAGAGCCTAACTATGAAGCTAAGAAATTCGAATATATAATTCCTGAAAGTAAACATATTTACACTCCAGACTTTCCAGTATCTCCCCATATAGTTATAGAAACTAAAGGAAGATGGGTTGTAGAAGATAGACAAAAGATGCTTCTTATTATGGAACAATATCCCGATATAGATTTTAGAATGGTATTTTATAATGCTAATCAAAAGATTAAAAAAGGCAGTAAAACTACGTATGCTATGTGGTGTGATAAACATGGGATTAAATGGGCTAATAAAAATATCCCGAACGAATGGTTAAAAGACATTTACGACGACATAGCGTCGAACTGTTCCTCTAATGGAGGCGATGATATAGCCCACAGCGAGAAAGAAGAAAAAGGGAAGAAGGAAGCTAAAGAGTGTGATGGTATAGATTGTGCGTGGTGTTTAGAAGAATGCCCTATCGTAAAAGATAAGAAAAAGAAATGTAACAAAAAAGAAACATAGTATTGACAAATAATGATAAATGATTTATAATAGTAATGTATAATAATTTAAAGGAGAAATTTTACACATGTGCGCTAAAATGGCAAAGTTACCTCAGACCGATTGGACGAGAGGCGGTCATGAAATATCACAAACAGCTATCCCTCTCTATAAAGAGAACCTTACTAGAATGGGAGATTATCTTGCTGACCCTATGGCTTATCAGCAAGAATATTTAGACCGCTTTTATAACGCAGATAATATAAGAAACCAAGATTTTTTAAAAGCCTTGAAGAGAGCGATGGGTAATACTACTGCAAATAATTGGGCTGCTACGACAGGGGGTTATACCTCTGCTGGTAATAGGTCTTATAATGATAGGCAAAAGCATTGGAATGACTTAGCTTCAAGATTAGCAGATTACGGAATAACATCTTCTTATGATATGGCTAGTCAGGATTTCCAAAATATGAGAGGAGCAAATGCTGATTATAATGCTGCTTATGAATTAGGTAAGAATTATTCAGCTATTGAGACTCAAAATTATCTAGCTGATAAACAGAATAAGAACTGGTGGGCTGGAGCTTTGAAAGGCGCAGGTCAAGCTATCGGAAGCATCCCTCATCCTGTGACGATGGCAATTGGGTCTGCTATGACTACCGCTGGAGAATTAGGAAGTAAAGACTTTAGTTCTGCTTATGCAGGTATGGATGGTATATACGGAACTCACTATTCGCAAGGTAATGTCGTTCCTGCGCAAAACGGTACATTTAGTAATATATTCGGAGACTTGAAAAATACTGGAGCATTGGGTTCATTCCAAAATTGGGCAGGAGGCAAGATGACTAGTATGTTCGGTAAAGGTAAAGCGACAGGAGTAACCCCACAAATAACTAAGTAATTGCAAATATGCTTGGAAAGTAATAAAAGGAGTAACAAATGGCAAGTAACAATAATAAAAGACCTGCAGGTACTAGACAACCAGTAGATTATATCAAAAAATTAATAGTTCAAGAAGCTCAAGCTCAGGGAGTACCAGTAGACCTAGCTCTAGCTGTAGCTCAACATGAGTCTGGGTTTAATAACTTAGCTAAATCTAAAGCAGGAGCTATAGGTGTTATGCAATTAATGCCAGAGACTGCAAAAGGTTTAGGAGTTACTAATCCTTATGATGCAGAACAAAATATAAGAGGCGGTATTAGATATCTTAAAGGTCAATTAGATAGATATAACGGAAATGTCCAATTAGCTCTGGCTGCTTATAATGCAGGACCAGGGAATGTGCAAAAGTATGGTGGAGTTCCTCCATTTAAAGAAACTCAAAAATATGTTAAATCTATCACTTCAGCTATTCCTAACTTTAACCAAAGAGAAGTAAATGCTCCTATAGGAGAAAGGGCTGAAAATCTTCAAAGAGATTATACATCTTTAGCAGATAGAAATATCGCCAGTTATACATCTCAACCTTACGACCCTTCTCTCTATCAAAATATGAGAGCGCAAAGAGCGCAAGAAGCATTGGAATTGGCTAATAAAGCATATAGAGAAACTCCTATGTATCCAACTCAACAAGAGCTTCAACAAGTTCAAGCTCCATTTGTCGAAGTTCCTCAAAATATTCAGAATATGCAAGCACAGGCTATTCAAGAAATAAATAATAGGACTGGAGAAAAACTATACGCTCCTTATGAAGCTAGATTAAGACAGGCTTATGAAGAACAAATAGCTAGAGCGCAAGCTGCCAATCCTTATACACAGTTAGCTCAGATAGCTCCTGCAAATTATGATAACTATATTAAAGGATTAGAAAGACAACGTGGCGATATAATGGCTGTAAGAGCTACGCTACCTAGCAACGTTTCGGCTCAAGATTTTATGAAAGTAGTTGAAGCTCAAACAGCAAATGAAAAAGCTCTTGATGAAGCATATAGAATAAGACAAGCTGCAGCTAAGACAGGTCTAACTCCTCAAGAATTCATTGAAAGAGGATTAATGGATAGAGCTGCTCAAGACCAGGCTTTGGCTAGACAAAATGCAGTATTAGGCAGTATGTATTTAGCTGCTATGCAAGGTGATGTACAAGCTCAACAAATGATTGGACATTTAATGCAAACTGGACAAGCTAATGTTGTAACTAATGCAGCTAATCAGGCTAAAGCCATGTTAGATTTATACAATCAGAAACGTCTTGCTCAGCAGGAAAGATTTAACCAAAATAAAGATATGTTAAATTATATCGGTGGTTTAGATGCTACTGCATTAGGAGGAGCTAATCAAGTTCAACAGCAAAATATAGCTTCTTCAGCTAATATTGCAAATGCTGGAATGAATGCTGGTGTAAACGCTCAAAGAAATATGTATGATTATGAGTCTAATTTTATTCCTGGAGCAACTGGCACAGGTGTAGATACTGAAATGACACCTAGACAACAATTTAAAGATTTAGTAGGTCCTATGGCTACTTATTATCAAGGTTCTCCAGACCCTAATGCTATGGAAAACTTTTACGGTTCAGTTGCAGGAGGGGCTATAAGAGCTGGCTACGACCCTGCCCTAGTTCAATCTATGTACGGAACTAATACGTTTACTCCAAAACAGTAGGAAAGAATAAGATTAATGCAAAATTATTTATCAGGATATCAAAACTTAAATATTCCTCAAGGTAATAGCCAATTTACTCCTTTGCCTGTTCCTGAAATGCCAGGTATTAGAGAAAGTTATATTACACCTGAACAAGCGCAGGCATTATATGGATATAATCCTCAACCTGTACAACCTCAAGTTCAAGGTCAAAGTATGCCTGAATTATCTCCAGAAGCTATTGAATATTTAAAACAATTAGAAGCTGGTAGACAAGCTAATCAGCAAGCTCAGGCTAATAAACTACAACAGGATATGACATCTTGGAACCCTATTAACATTGAGGGACATCCAGAATTATCAAAATGGCTAAATTTGCCTTTTAATGCAGAGCATGACATTGTAAATGAAATAGGTGGTGGCATCGTTAACATGCTTACTGACCCTAAAAAGAATGTTATAGACCCTTTGTATAACTACTACGCTGGTATGGCTTATGACGGAAGTAATGCTGCTCAAAGAGCTTTACGCGCACCTAAGGATATGTATAATACCTTTATAGGAGAACCTACAAAATTGTCTACTGAAAGCGTAGGAAAAGTAGCTGAAAACCTCATTAACGGAGATTACAAAGGAGCTGCTAAAGAAGCTAAGAGAGTAGGGGGAGAATTCTATAATAACTTTATGGAAAATCCTTTTATAGTATCTTCTATTCTAGCTCCTAAAGCTACGAACGCTTTAGTTGGTAAAACTGTAAGAGGTGTAGGGCAAGTAGCTGAAAAGGCTGGCATTCCTGTAGGAGAGGCTAGTAGAACTGTAGCTGCTACTATAGATGCTGCAAAAGTTAAGTATGGCGCACAAAGAGCAGGTGTACAAGATGCTAATAAAGCAGTAAGAAAAGCTAGCACTCAAGACCTTGCTAGAGTAATTAGGAATACTAGAGAAGGTAATGAAAGAGTTCCTTTAAATGAGAAACAAATGAAATTAAAGGAAGATTACCTTAAATCTGCATTAGAATATGAAAAGGTTATTGATGATAATGCATTAGTATCTCCAAGAGAAATGGCTGCTATTCAGTATGTGGCTGACGTAGAAGGCAGAACTTTTCAGGATGTAAGAAGATTAGTTAAGCCTCAATTAGATGCTTTAGTAGAAGGTGTAGAAGACCCATTTATAAAATTTCAGAATAGATTAGATGCTTTTGAACATGAAGTTAATTCTATTAATAAAACTGCTAAAACTAAATTAAATTTAAAAGATAGCAGAAAAATATCCGAATTAACAGGTGATGAAGAAGCTGTATTTAAAAAACATTTAACCGATACTGAATTTAAACAGATGCTGGATGCTAATGCTACTGTTGGAGAAACTATTCAGTATTTAAGAGATGTAACTAGAGATACTTTTACTGGTAGAAAGTATATTGATAAAGTAGCTCAGAATGCTAAGTATCAAGAGAATATGGCTAAGCTAGCTAATTTAGCTGCGGAAACTGGAGATGCTACTATTCAACACTTCTACGAAGGAATGAAACTTGCGGATAGAGGAGAAATATTCCCTTCAACTTTTGCAGGTGCTGATATTCCTGCAGGTACTACAGTCTCAGAAATAGGCAGAAGATATCAAGGTAAAAGTTCTTCAAGAGAGTTTGGTACTGCAACTCCTGAAGCTGTAGCTAAAGTTTATAAAGAGAACATAGGAGAATTCGTAGATGACGTCTTCAGAGGCAAAGTCTTCAATGATATATCTAATAATATACTTAATGGTACTATTGACGGCACTAATGCGCTAGTTAGAGCTGGAGATAAGAATTTAAGATATATTAACCCTGAACATTTAATTAATGGAGACTTATCAACAGCTATTAAAGGTGCAAGTAAGGTAGCTACTGAAGGATTTATCCCTATAAGTAAAGCGTATGTAGATGCGATTGAAAGCTATTTAGTAAGACCTGAGAGTTTACTAAAAGGCTTCTGGGGGGATAGTACTAGAGCTTCTAAACAATCAATGTTGGCTTCAGGTAATTACTTAGGAGGTAACACTTTATCTGGTGCTTTTGGTACTTTAATAAATTCTGATAGTTTATCTGGTACTGTTAGCGATTTTGTTAAGTCTATAGGTGCAAAAGGAAGATTAGCTAAAGAGCTAGGAATTTACAGATATACAGATGATGTTGGTAGATATCACACAGGATTAGGTAGATTTTTAGGTCAATCTAATAGAAAAATTGGTGGTAAATTTGTTCAAGATATAGATGCTGGCTTACAGAACTTTTTTGCTGAAATGAATGCTAATAGAGTTCTTAGACAGAATGGAGCTAAATCTTTCAGGGATATAGATAAGGTTAAACTAGCAAATATCATAGAAGATATTAAACTATCATCAATGATGAAACCTACTTACTCCGTAATCCCTACAAAACTTCAAAGTACATTAGGACCTTTACAACCATTTATTAACTGGACTGACACTTCATTACAAACTACTTACAATATGTATAGAAGACATCCTTACTTAATGGGTGCTGCTTCAGCAAGTATATTTGGAAATATAGGGCTAGACCAAGAACTTCAAAACAGATTAGGATTAAAAGTCTATACAGATAAACCTTTAGTATCTTATAAATTCGATAGTAAAACTGGAGGAGTTAAGGAAACTACCATGAACTTCTTACCTCAAATGACTCCAATGCAATTACTACAACATCCTAAAGAAATTATAAGGTCAGGTGTACCATTCTTAAGTCCTATGCTACAAGCTATCCAAGGCAAAAATGTTTATGGACAGTATATGAAACGTACACATGCAGGACAGCAGTTTGGTACAAGAATTCAGGATGGTAGAAGATATAAAGTAAATCCTAAAACTGGAAGGTTTGAAATTCTTGAAGGTGGAATGGCTGATGAAATGTTATCTACTGCTATTAGAAATTTATTTGGACCAGTTAACTTAGTTAACAGAACAGTTCTTCCAGCAGTTGCCGCAGGTATAAGCGCTACTACAGGTAAAGACGTAAGATATTATCAACCTTACGACCAATCTATCTTTGGAAGTTTCAATGTAAATCAACCTGATACACCTGCTGCTATGTTAAGTACGGGCAATCCTTCAAGAGAAAGAACATTGATGGATGTTATTCACGGTTTAGGTACATACTACGAAAGACCTTACAACCCTAGTGAAGATGCTATTACTGGTAATCAGATGAGACGTATCAGACGTGGAGCTGCAAGAGATATTCGTAGAGAAGAATATAATAGAACAAGGAGATAATAGGAATGGCAATAGAACCTTTTGTACTACCAAGGCTAGATTGGTACGATGAAGAAGGTAGAATATATAAAGATGCATTAATAGAAAATTTCAATGCTCTTGAAGCGAAAATTCAAGAAGTTAACGCATTAAGTGCCTTCTCATCTACTATTCCAGATATATCAACAATTCATTTAGATGACGTTACTCTTAGTGATGATTTAAATAAAATAGTAAACTTGAAGTCTTTTCTGGAAATATTCGATTTAATTAGATACCCGATAGAGTTAACCTTCTCTGCTACAAAAATTAAGAGATTAGCTTATTGGGATGAAAATTACGACTATATTGAAAAATCAAACTTATCAACTAAAGTAGATGAAGATAATCCATTTATAGTATATAATTTTACTACTCAAGAAGCAAGAAAAAGTAGTACTGTAAGTAATCTTGCATCTGACGAAGTTTGTTTAGGAAGATATACAGACGGTCGTGTAATAGCTATTAATACTCCTTTCCAGGCTAGATTAAATTTAATGTATCTATTAGGAACTATGAATAAGAGACATTATACTAGAAGTTCCTCAAGTAAAAACCCAGGCTTGTTCTATTTCCCTAAAGGAAGTAAAGGGCAACAAGGTGCTGGTATTATGAGAGCAGAAAGTAGAGGAGGAGGGAAAAACTTAAAAGACTCTAAATTCACTCAGGAAGGAAGGATTGATTAATAATGACTTTCGATTACTTTAACACATCTCATTTAGCTTTTGGAAGTAAGATAACAAGAGCTTTTAATCAATTAAATAGGTTAACCAATGAAGGGCAAGCAAAGATAGATGAACTTCTTGCTATTTATGAACTATATAATCAATTTATAGATAGAAACTATCCTGCTCCATTTCCTAGTCGCCCTGATGCTCCAGTAAGAGCTAAAGAATTATTCGACATTATGAATGACGGAAATAGTATAAGAACTATTTACCTGGACGAAGAAGAAGACGAGTTACACGTTAAAGTTACTTTATTTAATAGGTTAACGAATAGATTTACTGTTGGTGAAGGCACTACAGATTTAAAGAGTGGCTATGCTTTTTGTAGCTCATCCATTTCAAACGCTAGCCCTAATAGAGAAATAAATTTTGCCGAAGAATATTCTGATGGACATGGAAGATTTCTATTTCAATTCAGGGTAGATGGAAATAACAATATTAACATTGTAGGAGATGAAAGTTATAACTACTTTATTCCTTCCAATTTTGACCATATAAAAGACTTGGAAAAAGGTCCTACTGTATTAACTAGTAGTAGAATAGATGGTACTGGTTATAAGGCTGAAGACTATGAAGCTATATTAGTTGTAGGATATTCTTATAATCAAGACTCTGATAACCCTAGAAAGGGAGAGAGTAAGTCTGATTTAAGAGTAAAAGTTAACGATGTAGAATACGTGGATTGTGCTGGATGGTATAATAGACAGTATGTAGTTGTTTATTTAAAACCAGGAGATGTACTAAAAGCATCGTGCAAAACTGCATTCAAAGTTATTTATACTGGTAATGAACCTACTCAACCTACACCTCCAGACCCACCTGACCCACCAGAACCAGAAACACCTCTAGAAATAGAGTCTTACGGAAAAATGGACGCTTATGTAGATATACATGACAATGTTATCTGGAATTCAACAGAAACTGAAATTACTCCAAGTGGAAACGTTGTATATTGTTCTTCTCAAAGTTACCCATTAGGAGCAAGAGTAAGAATGGTACTTAACTTTAATAGAGTAGTTAGTGGAACTGATAACAAAATGTTATTGTTTGGATATTTGAAAAATGATAGTGGTCCTGCAGAATTGGGCTTTACTGTTCAATGTCTGACTGCAAATGATAGTGTATTATCTACTAAAACATATAGTAGTACTACAGGAGATACGACTGTAAATGTAAAAATCCCTCTTGCTGAAAATACAACTAAAGTTTGGATAACTAATAATCGTCAGTATTTAAGTGGCGGTCGATATACTAGCTCGATGAGCGTGGCAGTACCTAGTATTACAGAACAGGAAGGAAACTAATAATGCCAGATAATAACAATAATAATAATCTTAATATTAACACCAATGTCTTTACCTTCAAAGGGCAGGTTAAAGTAGCAGCAGTACAAGCAGCATTCGATGCTTTAATAGGTAGAATTAATTCTATAATTGATATTTACAACACGACTGATGAATTCCTTCAAGACCAAGATTATTCTCTTGGTGGTGAAACACTAGGAGCTGCTGGTTACACATTAACCATTGGCGGTATTAAGCAGGTCTTAGCAGCTTATAACGGAACTGTATTTGGATGTAGGGCTTTTAGATTATCTGAAGGGAGAGTATTCGTTACGGATGGGATGATATTTACTACTGCTAGACCTATAAGAATTCATTCTCAGATTATTACAGAAGGAGAAGGAGGAGTCCTTTATTACGACCCTGAAGAAGAAGTTGTAAAAAGAACTACTACAGGTGATACTATTCCTGAAGGTGGAATATTTGTCACATTCCTTTCTACGTCTTCTAGTGATATCTACATGAATTGCTTCAGAGGCATTCAACTTGAAGGTTTAGAAGGATTTAATATTCAGATTAAAGATAGAAAAATACAACAGAAAGCAGAAACAGTTCCTACAGGAAAGCCTCACAGGTTTGAAGGAGGAGGAGCTTATTGGGCAGATGGTAGTGCTTCAGGTAGAATGTATTTCAAAGGAGATGAAGACACATTAATAGCTTCAGCATATTCTCACGGTCATAGGAGAGCGCATGCTACTACAATGCCAGCTAATTTCTTATTCGTTCCTAAAGGATGCGATACTCCTCTTACAATTAAAAGAAAGTATATGACCAGAACAATGTATACGATGGTCTTTAACAGGGGAGATGCAGTTGATACCGAAAGTGATGACTCGTAACAATTTTGTTACATAGGGTTGACAAAATAGATTTTATGTGAAATAATTATATTAAGGAGATATTTAATTATGGCATCATTAAATGGATTTTTTATGGATGCAGTAGTCGTAAAAGGAACTAAGCGAACCTTTTCAGTATCTATAAACCATCTTAAAGAAAATAGCTTAACAGAATTCGAACCTTTAGACTTAGATAGTTATTCTGTAAGGTTTAAAGTATTAGGTTCTGCAACGGCAGATGGAGAAGTTCTTTTAAGTAAGATAATTACTCAAAATACAGATGTTGACGAAGTAGGGCTTATAGACGTTCCTGACAATGGTCAATTTACTTTCACTATAACTGCTGAAGATACTCAACAATTAGGATTAGGTAAATTTCCTATAATGTTAGAGTTGTTAGATGTAAATACTTTAGAACCTTTAGTAACACTAACGGAAGGTGGTTACAAGGGAGAATTTAATAAATTGCAAATAGTTCAAGTTTAAGGAGAAATGATATAATGGCAGATTTCAACTTCTATTTAAATCGCCAAGGCATTCAAGGTGTACAAGGCGAAAAAGGTGACCAAGGTTATAGCCCAACGGTTGAAGTAGTTACTAATACTGCAGCCGAATACATTCTAAAGGTTACAACAGAAGACAATGAATTTTACACACCTAACTTAAGAGGAAGTGCTGTAGAAGATTTAGGCGGTACGTATATGAGATACGACCCTGATACTCAACAGATGTTTGCAGGTCCTCCAGATTACGCGACTGAAGATGAATGGGGTGTAGTTCAATTAGCAACTGATGATGATATCATAGGAGCTTCTACAACTAAAGTAGTTACTGCTGAAAGAATTACAGATATTAATGCAACTCTAGCAGAGCATGAGTCTACAATGACTACGATGCAAACTGAAATAGAGGCTATCTCTGGAGATATTCCTGATATTTCAGGATTAGCAACTAAATCTGAATTATCTACGGAAGTAAGTGATAGAACTGCCGCTGATACTGCATTAGATAATAAAATAGATAACGTCTTTGATGCTATTCCAGATGTAAGCGGATTAGCTACCAAGGCTGAAGTACAAGCCGTTGAAGCTCAAATTCCTACTGTTAATAATGGAGCTTTAACTATTTCTCAAGATGGAGTTCTTTTAGGTACTTACACGGGTAACCAGGCAGGAACTACAGCTATATCCCTTACTACTCCTCAAACAATAGATATCACCACTACTTTAACATCTCAAAGTACAAATGAAGAAGTTCCAGGTGCAAAAGTTGTTTATGACACCATACAGGATGTCTATAGGGAACAAACATCTTTGGATGCTAGATTGGGTATTGTTGAAGATACTTATGTTACTTCCTCCGAGGTTAATTCGGCAGTAAGTTCAGGTATTAGCAGTACATTAACTACTACAGTAACTTCCTCTGATACTACTCATACTCCTGTAGGCTCTGCAGTATATGATTTTGTAACTACGCAAATTAGTCAGATTACTCCTTCAGCTCCTACTAATATGGTTACTACTGATACTGCTCAGACTATCTCAGGATTGAAGACATTCGGAAGCGGAGACCATAATAGCTTATTTACCCCTAGTGCTACAGTTCGTTTTGCTGATGGTAATTATAGGCGCGTTGACGAATTAAAAATTGCCACAAGTAATACTTTAGGGTATTCTGACCAGGCTAGTTATACTCAAGTTACACTAGATGCTGTTGGTGGCTCTGGTTCTTCGAGAACTTACGGAAGGATAGGAGTTGCTCCTTATAGCTCAGGTAAACTCATAACAGAAATTCAAGCAACTGGCGGCTACGGTCGACTGACTATGACTCCAACAGGCTTAACCTATAATGCTAATGGAACTTCTTATAATATTCTCAATCCTAGCATAAATGTAGCAACTTCAAGCTCTGTAGGAACTGTAAAGCCTGACGGAACTACAACTGCGGTTGATGCAAGCGGTACTTTAAGCACTATAAATATGGTTCAGTCTACTGCAATTAGCCAAATAGTACAAGTTACTCAAGCTCAATATGATGCTTTAGCAACTACAGACCCAAATACTTTTTACGTAATTATAGGATAATATAATATATGACAATTATTTGGAATAGTAATATAAACATAGATAGTAATTTGCAACAAACACCTTGCGGTACATTATATGGATTTAGTTCAAGTATTGGGGCTAATATAGCAATACCAGAAATACTTTCTACTTCTATAACAGAAATAGAATGGATTATACCATTTACATATAAATTAAATTCTAGCCGCACACAAAATCTATGTCAAAGAGCTAATGATTATTATTTACCATATTTTCCAGCAAATAGCTCTTATGCGCATTTCTTCGATGGAAGTAGCGGATATGTCGCCAGCCCTTCATTAGCTTTTAACGTAAAATACTGGTTAAAAGTAATAAGAAATTATTCTACTAGGGCTGTTGCGTATGCATGGTCTACAGATGGGGTCACATATACAACTTATATGACTCGGACATTTGCAAACACAACCATATCTTCTAGTAACCCATATATATTGGGTAATAATGGTGGTGGAACAGAAGCATGGGATGGTAATATATTTTTAAGCGAAGTTAAATGCAAAGTTGACGGAGTAAATATTCCTCTTTATACTAATAGCAGTTTAAACTGGAATAATGGGATATCATTTACTGGAGATGTAATAGTTTCGCAAGAAGGCTGTGTATCAGGATTTAAACCCGATACTCATATAGAATTAGCTATGCCTGAGATTACAGGAGCTAATCCTTCCTCTACCTTGACCTATATAATCCCTATAATAAGAACTAGCCAATGCCCTACCAATAGAGAAGCTCAAATGGGATGGAAAGCTGAAAGATGGGTTATACCTAAATTTATAAATAACTCAAATAATGCTTTATATGCTTATAATAATACTACGGGGCGAAATGTTCAGGTATCACCAGCTTTAACTCTTTATCAGAAATATTGGATAAAGATTGATTGGACTGAAGGAACAGGCACTAGAACTTATTCTTATTCTACAGACGGTGAGAATTTTACACAGTACACTTCTTTTAATGATACTAGCATGGCTTCAGCTACTCCTAGCGGTGTAACGTTCTTAGGAATGGGTAATGCAAATTCTTCAGAAACTGCCCAATGGTTTAATGGTGATATTTACCTTGCAGATATGAAGATTATAGCAGATGGTGTAGAAATACCTACAACTAAGACTCCAACTCAAATAACAAAAAACATATTCATAGGTTCAGGGCAAGCAAGCAAAATCTATCTTGGAAATACTGAAGTAGATAAAATATATCTAGGCGATACATTAGTCTACGACGGTACTTCAAATTAATTAAATAAACGAAAGGCAGGTGGTAATACCTCATGATTACAATGATTTTTATTTTGACAGTATTAAACTCTATAATTATGGGGTATTTCCTTGTAAGAGAGTTTAAAGAAACTTACGTAATATGTAAAAAAGAAGTATACGATGCTATGGCTGATTACTACTTGCAATACCATGATGAAGATGGTAATGAATTAAATCATGAATTAGCTGGAGGAACTGGAACTCCTTATTACGGTTTCTTCCAAGAGTATATGGATGACGACGAAGAAGAAGAAGAAGAAAATGAGTAAAGAATTTACGAAATATAATGGAATGCCTCAAGTTATTTATTCTAATCCTTATGAATGCTTAGGTGACAATACTGCTGAGACTCGAAGATTTCTACAATGCCGACCAAAAGTAGAACGAGGTAGGTATGACGGAGAGTTTGCATATATCGGAAGATTAAGAGATAACCCAAATAAATTTGTAATCATAAGATATAATATCATGGGGCTTTTTGTAGAATTACTATCTTCTGGAACTGAGATAGATATAGAGCTAAAACATGATAACAAAAATGTAATGCCTCATGTATCTTCCGCTCTTACAAAAATTATAAAGGAAATAAATAAAATTCAGAGAGGGAAGAATTATTTAACAGCCAGAGAATTTAAATCAATCGTAAAGAAATTGCGTAATACTTATTATGAAATAAACCAATTAAATAATTATGACAATGCTCATATTTTTAACTTTCTAAAAAGCATAAAAAATGATGAAAAAATCAAAGGCTACATCTTTGTTAAAGAACCCTAATTTTTACAAAAACCCCCTATTTCCTGGGTATTTTTTAGACATTTTTCAATTTTAAAAATGACCCCTTATAGGGAAATCATACCCCTTAAAAAACTTTCAAAAATAGCGAAAAAATCCATAGATAAAAGGAGTTTTAAATGACATTTTACGCAATTTATGACCCTGACTCAGATTTATATTTAACAGCAGATTTACAACCTAAATTAGATAAGCTAGGTAAGAATACGCAATTATTTATTTCACGGAGCGAAGCGGAGCGCCGTAT